CCCCTCACGGGGTCACATCTGCGATTAACAATCGCCTTTCTGTCCTAATCAACATTCATGCTGACCATGGACGGACAGAAATTCATGGTAGGCCTAGGAGCCCTATCATGGTTGGACCAATCACTGGCCCTTTCACTTATCAAAACTTGACAAGTGATTCGCGGCATTACGCTTATACCGTAGGGTATAAACAGAAGCCGCCTTTCAATCTCCCGCTCGTCTATGAAGCCCGCAAGGGCGACGTTATGAGAGCGGAGGGCTCGAGCTTAGTTCAAGACGCTAGCGGCGTAGCTTCCTCGCAAATCGCGAGTCAGGCTACACACGATGACGTAAAGAACCGTGCTCGTGAAAAGTTCAAGTCCTTAGTGACAGACCCAGCCTCGCTGGGAGTGACCTTTGCTGAAATGAACCAAGCTTTGACGATGATGCGCGATCGGGCAATACAATTGTATCGGTTCAGTCGCGCAGTCAGGAAATTCCAATTCAGTGATGCGGCAAAGATTCTTAAGCTTAGTGTACGCCCAAAAGGTGTATCTCGGCATAAGTCGTTTGCCAATAACTGGCTGGAATTCCATTTTGGTTGGGAGCCCCTCATAAAGGATCTCTACCAGAGCTTGGACGTGTATACGAGAGGGTTGCCACCTTTTAAAGCTAGCTGCATGGCTCAGTCTGTATGGAATTCATACAGCGGAACCAGCACCGGGCCTATTTGGAGCAATTCCACACATGTACGCGTAGTTTACAGCAAAGTAGGGGGTACTATTTCGGTTAATAATCCAAATAGCTACCTTATGTCATCGCTCGGGTTAGCCAACCCGGCGGTAATTGTCTGGGAGTTGGTTCCTTTCTCCTTCGTGGTAGATTGGTTCACGACTGTCGGGCAATGTCTGTCAGCGTCAACAGACTTTTTAGGCTTAACCATTATCAATGGTTACACCGTGAGCGGAGAAAAAGGTACTTCTTTATATAAATCGTATAATGCCTACAATGTGGCACCTAATACGCTTTATAGGGAGACCCACCTTTCCGCCTTACGGATGAAGAGAGCAACTGGGATTCCTACCCCAACGCTCATGATCCGACCGTATAAGACTATGAGTATAACCAGGGCTGCTACTGCAGTTGCCCTTCTTGTAACCGTTGGTCTTAAAAGGTAATTTGTTAGTTAACCTTCCTTTTAGGAAATTAAATGCCTACTATGGCGAGTATCGTCGTCAAGAAATTTGACGGCACCACCGACATTACTTATGATAGTTTGTCGGCTTCCGGGGGCGATTCTTCGCCTGCGGTCTGGCGTCAGGACACTGGCGCGGCAGCTGGGTTGCCCATTGGCTTTCGCTCGCTCTTCAAACTGTGGACAACGTGGAACGGTCCAAAAACTGCTCGGCAGACGAAGTTTAACTTCGTCGCGCCCTATGCAGTCCAGGACTCGACCACGACGCTCTACAGCGCGAAGGACCGAGTGGTGGTCGATGGAATCATGACGGTTCCTCAGGGGATACCGTCTGCTAACATCAATGAAGCAATCTATCAGGCTTGTAACCTGCTAGCTGCTACGTTGATCAAGCAGGCGGCCGCCTCTGGGTATGCCCCTACGTAAGTAGGAGCATGTCATGCCAGCTACGTTGCCAAATGATGTGACGCGTACGGTCCTTCTTTTTCTAGAGGATCTTAATACACCCGTTTCTCTGAAGGTCTATCTTTTGATAGTCAATCATGAATGGGAGCAGATTTCACAGCTTTCTGTGGATCCTGCGAACTATGTAGATGCATTCTCCTACGCAGCAGATGCAGCGGCATGTTCAATCTTGAAGAAGCTGGAACAGCTTCCTCTTGGCTTGGACAAGTCTGCTGCCGCCATAGAAAAATGGTGGGCCGGCGAGAGAGAATGCTTCTACTCCAATGAGCGACTGTGCCGCTACCTCCCTCAACATCGCCTCTCCGGCGACCGGGAAAGCACGATTTCTGACTTCCTGTCAGATGTCCGAGGCCTGATCACTCAGTGGATTGGATCACACCCCCCCGATCTCGATGAGATAGAGGGAAAGTTTGGTCCTGGTTCGACGTATTCAGACCGAGGGGTTGAAAGTACTATACCCCATAAAATGTCTTCGATACCCAGTTTGACACGAGGTGCCCTTTGGTACTTGATCCCTTGGATCCAGACCAAATGGGGTGCAGGCGTAGCCTGTCACTTCGGAGAGGTTTCTTTTGTCCCGGGGAACCGTTATGCAACGGTTCCAAAAACTTCCCGTACGCATCGTTCGATAGGCGTTGAGCCATCGATAAACGTCTTCTATCAGCTCGGCCTCGGTCGAGTTCTAAGAAAACGCCTGCGATCCAGTACAGGCTGGGATTTAGGAAAAGCACAGGAGATTCATAGGCAGATTGCCCGTGAGTCCTCTGTTTCTCGAGAATTTGCAACTCTCGATCTCTCGAATGCAAGCGATACCGTGTGTCACAACCTTGTCAGGATTGTGATGCCACCCAGATGGTTAGAGCAGTTGGAGGCCTTGCGGTCTCCTAAAACTTTAATCAAAGACAACTGGGTCGTACTCGAGAAATTCTCTAGTATGGGTAACGGTTTTACGTTTGAACTTGAGACTATTATATTTGCCGCGATGGCATGTATAACAGCTCGGCGCCATTCCCTTATCGGGGAATTAGGTGTCGATGTCTTTGTGTTCGGTGACGACATCATCGTTCCAGAGATCCTTTTCAGACCTCTAGAATCGATCCTCAAATTCGCTGGCTTTACGGTGAACCCTGAAAAAAGTTTTTCGGGTGATTTACCTTTCCGTGAGAGTTGTGGGGGCGATTACTTTGCCGGGCAACCGGTTCGTCCTTATTACTTAAAGGATTTGCCAAGTGGACCAGAAGGATATGTTGCGTTCGCTAATGGACTTAGTGCGATTACTCGCCGAATTACCCTTTCGGGTGGTACGGTGGGTCGTCGTGCTTGGTTCAGTTGTCTTAATTCTCTACCTCTTTATGTTCGATCTTGCCGTGGACCTGAAGTCCTCGGTGACATCGTCATACATGAAAGCAGAGAAGAGAACTGGACGGTCCGATGGCGAAACGGCATCAGGTACATCAGAGCTTTTAAACCAGACCCAGATAAGACCTTAGTGGTCAAATTTGGTCGGTTCACAGCCGAGGTAGTACTAGCTTGCGCCACCTATGGTACGGGAAATCGTCGAGAAGGAGTTATCCCTCGAGACGGTGTACAAGGCTATAGGGTTGGTTGGGTACCTTTCTCTTAACCGGGAAACCGATTAAGGTGAGGATGACGGATTAACGACCCGTCAAGCGTTGGAGGGGCGTATGCTCCTCCGTGAGGGATTGCTGCT